AGGACAAGGATAAGAAAGACCCCAAGGCCCCACCTGTGATGAAGCAGAAGTACAGCATTGACTCGGTGCATGCCAAAATCAAGTTTGAGGGCGCTGCCTACGAGGAAGGTTCCAAGGATGACCCGAACACAGTGGCCGGTTCCCGTACCTCCCAACAAGCATCCCCGAAGAACGCTCAGGAGCTTCTGAAAGAGGCAGAGGCCCACCTTTGGACATCATCTCAGATAATTGACGGTGAAGTCATTCCCACCGTTCCCTCCATGAGGTGGAAGCCGCAGCTTCCCGTTATCCTCACCGGCGTTGGGAAGGTTCTGTCCAACCGATACCGGGTTGTTCAGGTGGCGCATAGCTGGAGTCGGTCCGAACCATTTAGAACCACCCTTCAAGTCACCTGTCGGTCTGATACCACACCTACCGAGATGGCCCGGGCCGCCCGAAGGTTGGAGACAGAGAAAGCCCTCGCCGGCAAGACGCCTCCCGCAAATGGTTCCGGCACGGGTGCTCCCCAGAAGGTCGCACCCAAGTCCCTTAAAATTGAGTCCGTAAAAGGAAAAATCACCCTTGTAGACAAGAAGGAATCACCATGAGTGAGTTCGATGACAAGTATTCAGGGAGATACTTTGGGAAACGGAGAGCCCGTGTTGTCCGTGTCGATGACCCCCGAAAGCTCGGCAGAGTCATGCTGCGCATTCCAGACTTATTTGGAAAAGAGGAGATAGGGTGGGCCCTCCCCGTGGCCTCCGACTCTTGCGGTAATCATACCGGCCAGTATTCTCCCCCTAAAATTGGAGACAAGGTTTGGGCAGAGTTTGAAGAGGGTGACCCATCTCGACCCCTTTGGGGCGGTGGTTATTGGACGGAGGTCAATGGCAAGAGCACTGTCATGGAACACGCCCAAGGGTTGCCCCATGGGACAGACTATTCTATCCGGGACCACGGAAACATCCCGCCTTCATCCTTCGCCGGGGTTTATTCCAACGTGAAGGTCATTCAGGGGAAGGATGGGGGTTTCCTGGAATTCGACTCGACCCCAGGTGCTCAGAGGGTACAGCTCGTCCACAAGTCTGGTTCCCGCCTGGAATTCACCTCCGATGGGAGTGTGAATGAGGTTGTGACCGGCGCTTTTCGCGGGAGGGTAGAGGGGGACGACTGGAAGGAACTTGCTGGAAACAAAATAGAGACCGTAGCAGGTAACTCAGAATTCACCCATGGAGGAAGTGTCTCTCGAACCGTCTCTGGCCCTACGAAAGAGAAATTCGGGAGCTTCTCTAGGGAAGGCGGGGTCCTTCGAGAGAAGTGGGATGACATCGAGGTGGCCTCGGTTGGAAAAATGAAGGTCAATTCAGGTGGAAACCTTGGCCTTTCTTCTGGCGGCCAAGTCAATCTCATGGCCGGGCAGAACTTCGTTGGAACTGTCCTTGAGACCTTTGAGCTGATGGTTTCCGGTGCTACCACTGGCCAGATGCCCCCAGGCATGGGAGGTCCCGATGCAGTGGTCTCCCTCATCCAGGCATTCAACGGGATAAACTGCATCAAGGCCACCGACCTCACCGGGGCACTCATGAGTTCTTCCTTCGAGGCTAATCCTATGTGCAAGCTGGCCGGCATGTTGCCGATGGCCTCCATGGTAGCCAAGAGCCCCGCTGGCGAGGGGAGAATAGACGTTGTCGGTCTTCCGGGAGGATTGGGGAGTGTCCACCTGGGAGGATTCCCCGCCATGGAGTACCTGGTTAAGGGAACGAGCTTCAGCGTTTCCCTAATGACATTGACCGCAGGTCTTTTGGCCTTTTCCACGGCTGTAATGGGTGACCCCATGTTGAAGGTATTGGCTCCCGCCACTTCCGCCGGAGCAGTCGCCCTGACTCCGATTGTAACGGCTTTTTTGGCGGCCATTCCTTCTTTCCTTTCGCTAAAGGTGGCAACCCAATGAGTTTGATACCCTTCGAGTTACCGCGAGCAGAGTGCCTTTTTCCTGCAGGGGTCAAAGAGGAGCGGAGCCGTCTCTTGGCCGCATTCAAAGAGGAACAGGAGAATCCAAACCTGAGGAGGAAGATTGAGCTTCTTTCGAGGGCCTTCATGCTGTTTGCCGTTCAAATCACCCTAGAGGACAATGCCCGAGTGGCGGCCCTTTCCCGCATCCGGCAAATACGAGAGAGCCGATTGCTTGAACAGGCTTCGAGCAGGGCAAAGGAGTTGAGCAATGGCTGAGTGGAAA